ACCCCAAGCCAGAACTCCAGATTGGCGCGGCCCTTCTCGCGCTTGTGGAGGTTCGGGTAGGAGAAATCGCATCCGTATAGCTTGATTTCCTTCACGCCACAGGCAATTGCCAGCGTAAGCGCATAGGTGACGGTACTGGTATGGTACAGCGTACCGCAGCGGTTCAAGACCCACTCTAGCGGGTACTCTACCGTGGCGGGGTAGTCGGGGTATGCGCGGCTAGTGTAGATGGGCCGTGTGGTCTTCTTCATCCAGTCCAGCATATGTCCGACACCTTCGTGCCCAGCCTTCGCACGGGCCTTCTGAATAGCGATGTCATCCTGATGGAAGAGCCGGTCCCATTGGATCAGCCCCCCGATAGCGTTGATCGCCCACACTTCGTCGGCAACCTTGCCACCCCACCGCTGGATGGTGTCGTAAAAGTACGTCTCCCGGCTCTTACCCATTGCCACAATAGCGACGGAGTTCGGCACGGGACCACCAAGGATTTGCTCAGGCGTCATCTGGCCGTCATCTGACATTTCCCACAAATCGTCCCGTGAGCAAACGGCGATCAGGGTCCTGCCGTCCAGCAAATTACCCTTTACAGGAGAAGTGGCGTCCTCTTGGCCCCAGAACTCTTCCACAATCCACCCGTTATTGTTGAGCAGTTTTGTAAAGTCGTCTGGGGTCCAATGGCGATGGTGGTGCTTGTAACCGCGAAACGGAAACCCAATCTCGTTGGGGACAGAGCAGATAAGCCTGTCAGACAGAGAGCGAAAGTTGCGTAGCGCGGTTCCCGGGTCCACCAGATGCTCTAGTGCTTCAAAGCAAATGACCGCATCAGCAGCGGCATTCGATCCTTCAACTTCGTAGAGGTCAGCTTGGGTGTAAGTGATGCAAGGATTATGGTTCCAGTTCTGCTTTGCGTATTCAATGGTTTCCTTGTCTTTGTCAAAGGCCAGAACCTGACAACCAGCGCTGGCTAGAATTGTTGAGCCGTACCCCACCCCACAAGCGGCATCTACGACACGCTTGCCGGTGAGCCTATTTGCGGCCCACTCGTAGCGTTCGCGGTGATCGGCCCGGATGCTTTCAAGCCGATTTGCCACCTGTCTCTCAGTTGCGTCAATCACCCGGTCTCCTTGTCTCCCGTTTCTTCACTAAAATCGTTTTGCTGGTGAGCAGAGCCGCCAGACTGATTTGTCGTAGTGTTGTGAGAGAAATACTTCCACAGGTACCACAAAAAACACATCATAATAAATAGCGCAATTACAATAGCAAAAAGATACACGTTTTTTTCCTTGTGTTAAAGTCTGCTTAAATAAAATAGATTTGCAACAAGACTCAAACGGCTACAGCACTAAGATTTCCTGCATTATCAACAACAATTTTGTATTGTGTTCCGTTTGGCGAAGTTAGCACAAGACTGCGGCCAGAACCAATTACAATATTCCTGTCAGTTTTTTCGGACTTAAGGTCCTCTGCTTCGATAATGCGAAACGCCTCACGGATAGTCCGGTCCTGTACGTTCGGCAGCTTCATCGCTCACCACCGGCCTTAAATTCAACCCGTGGCGTCCCCCACCGCCAGTCGCTGGTACGCACCTGTGTGACCTTGAGCGACATCTGTCGTGCGTTCAGCCGGATGCTTGTCGGTTCGCGCATCTGGTAGGGGCCGTAGATCTGCTGAGTGCCGTTGGGGAACCTCCGGGTGAGTACCTCCACCTCAAGGTCGCCCTGCGTCTTCTCGTCTGGGATCAACTTAGTGACGTAAGCTGTGTTGCCAGCGTTAATCTCAATTGGGCCGCTAGTTGCATACGGGGTGAGGGTTCCGTGGGCGACACCCGTTATTTCGTGTTCGTAAAGCTTGCCGTCTGAGTGGACCATCAGCGGGTAACGGATTACGCCACGGTCACAGGCGGTGTAGGCGGGCATCGCACCACACGACCAATGGTTTTCGGCGTAATTCCACGTAACGTAGCGGTCTGGTTCGGCGGATCCGGCAGACGGGTAGTGCCACCAGATCTCGTTATACTGCGAGTTCACCCACGCAAAAACCTTGGATTGGTTTTCTTCGTTGAAGTCGCCAAACACAAAATCTTCAACATCGCAGGGGATCTGTTTTACGAATCCGTCGAAAACCCAAAATCCGCGAGGACCCATCCAAGCCACAAAGGAATCAGCAGCCGCTGCGGCACGGCGGGACACAATTCCATTAGAAGAACCCACCCGCTCAAATGAGTAGACAAGTGGCGCTCCAATATAGGTGGCGGCAAATACATCCGTGGTGGTAAAGATTAGGGTCTGTCCCCTCGTCTTTACGGCTTGCATGATCGGGCCACCGGACTCAAACCGGAAGGATCCCGCCTGATTCGTCGATGCGGGAGTCCATAGCGTGTTGTTCTCCTGATCGCACCACGCAAGCTTGCGGCCATCGCCGTCCGCACCAAGCGCCATCAGGAACCGCTCCTGCGTCACGACAACCCCCGTGCAGTCCGTGGGTGCGTTAGCGACAACAGCGGCAGGGGTGGCGTTATCTAACTGCCACTCATAGATCTTTCCGTCGCCCGGAAGGCAAGCGACAAGGTACTGGCCCCAATGGTCAAGCGACCACGTTGCGGCAAAGCCTACCGAAGACGATGCGTCCCTGACCGTGCCATACGTCCCCTCGTCGTAATTAAGCCACCCGTAGCCACCAGCGGCTATCGCCTGATCCTGCCCGACAATGCCGGTTGGCGTAATATCCGTAAATACGTTATCCACTCCAACCACGTAAAGCTTCGTATCCCCGACGCCAACAAGACCGATGGCCGTCCAAATGCCCAAGGACGACCCTCTCCATGTCAGGATACCTCTGGCGTATCCCGCGAGCGTTGTGGCCCCCCTTTGTTGCCATCCGCCCACGGGTTTCATTTCTCCGTTTTCCCAGCGCACCAGAGACGCATCATACCACCGTCCGCGAGACTGGTACTCCGTCCCGTTACGGAACAGGCCGGGTGGGATATCTAGCGGGGCGTATGGCATTAGTTCTTCAGTAGGCCAAGGTTTAGCAGAATAACGCGAAGCTCAATAATGGCGTTTTCGATGTCGGTATAATCCGTCGCGTAGGTCCCGCTAAGTGATATTACGGCGTCCGTAGACTGCTGCTGTGCTACTGGGGTTGCCCCATAAAAGCCGACCGTCGCCGTAGAATCAGAATGAACCAAGTTTTTGCTCAACGTTGCGCTACCAAGCACCGTTAGCGGTACAGCGGCACCACCGATCTGCACAGAAGCGGCATCCGTATCGACACCAAGCTTGACGACGTTGCTTCCGTCTACGGAAAGGGCGTCAATGTCTGCGGTGCCACCCGCATTGCGGAAAGCAACGGCAGCGGCGTTAGCCATGCGAACTGCACCAGCAGACGCAGCAGAAGACCCGATGGTGACGCTGGTAAACGAAGCGGTAGATGCCGTGGTGCCACCAATTGCAACATTGTCAATTGTGCCGCCGTCAATGTTGAGCGACACGGCAGCGCCAGCCGCAAACACATCGTCAAGCGACTGAAACGCATCGTTTAGAATTGTCCCCCAAGTGTTGGAGGAGCCGCCAACCTGTGGCAGCGTGATGTTCAAGTTTGTCGTGGGGTTCGCCATGTTATCCTCCGAATGCCTTGGCTCGCATTACGGGGCGCTGACCGGCCCTCGCGTTGCGGTCAGTTGTGCGGACCTTCTCCACAGCATCTTCATACAACGCCTTGTGGAACTGCGAACGGCTCTCGTCCATCGCCCATGCGTAGGCGTGGTGCAAGCAACCATGTAGATAGATGTCTGGATGGTTGGTAATGATCCAGTTTGTCGTGTTCGTGGCGGTTAGCGCGGCCACACGCGCAAAATACAGCCGCTCCAGCGTGTATGATTCGGCTGGAGATGGAAGCAGTTCAACGTTGTCCTCTACCACGCTGTAATAGATCGGCTCACCAGACTCAGAGTGTTCTTTCCGCAAGCTTGACATCATCTGCGGTGTTAGGAACCGAAGCTCTTTGTCCGGTGTCGTGGAGGTGATCGTCAGGCGATCCATCTCCAAATAGTCCGAAGGCAAAGCGGTATACTGGGAACTGGCCGCGAAAGTGTCCCTCGTCAACATATCCTTGACACGAAGGCGGCGATTCAGGTCCGCTTCTACCAAAGCAATAAAAGCGTCGGTATTTTGGCCGATGTCTTCGCGTTGAGTCCAATCTTGAATTGACTCTCGGAGATCTGGATAATTACTCAGAGACAATGTTAAAGCCCTCTAGTTGTCGGCGCAGCGCATCTCTCTCGTCCAAGATGTCCTGCATTCCGTAGGCGTGTTCCCCAAGGTGCGACACTTCCCAAGAGAGGTCGTGGTCGATGTGTACGGGGATGTCGTGATGCTTGCAGTTTCCGTAGAAGTAGGCATCCTCTCCCAGCATCCCCATTGAACCGTCTGGCCGTTGTAGCCAAGGAGTGCTGTGCCATGGACGCTGTAGTGATTCATAAACCTCTCGCTTGACCATCACCAGCGCCAAGCCCATCCCATCGACGCGCTCAACGCCATGCTTGTCCGCAGACGGGAATACGCGCTTGTGTGGCGTACTTCCGTCCTCTGCCGCATATGCCACAGCCGTCGGCTTCAAGGGCCGCACCCGGAAGCTGCAATTCGCTCCCACAATGGGTAGGTCGTGGCTCAGGAGACGTTCAATGACATCGGGAGGGAAGCGCATATCGCTGTCAATCCACAGCAAATGCGTAACCTCTGGGTCCAGCAAAGCTTCTTCAACAATGTTTTCGCGACTACGGCAAAGAAGGGAGTCCCTTTTTACGCGAAGCTGCAACCCGTTTGTTGAGTCGCCCATGTTTGCGACAAAGCTTGCCATTGCAATAGCAAGGTCGTGGGCAAAACCGGTTTTTACTTCATCACCAGCCGGTACACAGATAGCTACACGCGCTTTGATGTTGCCCTGAGCTTTCTGTACTGCGGGTCGTTGAGCTTTTGCTTGATCCACTTTTGGTCCTTTACGGTCATAAAGTCGGGTCCCAGTTTGCCCTTTTGCACCCAGTCCATCAGGATTGGAAACGGCACGGAACCAAGGTATTTGAGGTCCGGGCTCTCAATGTGTTCGCGCTCAAACTCAGACGCCAGCAGCGCCTTGTTGCGCTCAACAATATGATCGGTGTCCCAAACCTCTTCAATAATACCCTTACCAAGCTGTTTGTCCCAATGCCACCACGCCGTCACGCCACGGGCGTCATCGTTCCACAGCAACCGGCCACCGGGCTTCCCCTTGCGAATCGGCATTAACCAATTCCAAGCAAGCGGCGGAAGATTCCTTCGCTGCGTGGTTCCTGCTGCGCATACTGTTGGTTCATGTATTGGCGAAGCTGACCCACCATGCGGTCCGGGTACGACATAGAATCGTCGTCCTCGTAACCCATTTTACGCAAACGGCTTACCATCCCGGCGCTTTCGATAGTTCCGGGCCACTCAAAGCCGGGTGAAGCTGGGTACTCGGAATACAGACCGCGCATTTGCTCCGCGATCCATCGCTCCCTGAACGCGAGAAACTCCTGTACGTCACGTGGCAACGTACCGGGGGCGGTGATACCAAAGTTCACTCCTTGCGCGACCGATTGCTTCCTTGGGTCTGGCATCTCCCCTCCTTGGAGAAAGCCGTTGGGGGCCGGGGCTAACCCCGACCCCCTCCGGGTTTAGGTTACGAGGTGGTAAGGTCAGCGGCGATACCGTGAGCCTTCTCGTTCTTCACAGCAAGTCCGAACTCAGCAAGCACGAACTCACCATCACCGTCACCAACCTTGGCAAGTTCATGGAACTCAACCGGACGGAGGAACTGCACCTCAGCGTACTCAGGATCGATCACGAACGCATCACGGGCACGCTGGAAGCGGTTCGGGATCACGGCCAGAACGCCGAAGTCCGACTGATAGAAATCAGCCGCACCGATGATCGGCACCTGTCCACCCAGAGAAACGCTCACACGCTGATCGGCAATACCAGCAAAAGCCGACACAGCCTGCTTGTTGAAAGAACCGACCATCAGCAGGGAGGGATCCCCGCCGCTGTCCCAAACCTGCTTGACAACAGACTTGAGGATGGTTTCGGTGAAGGCTCGCTGCACACCGTCAGACCGCTCGTCGTTGACAAGGGTGGTCCACACCGGGGAAGCCCCGTTGGTGGCCGACATATCAACGTTGGTCTTGATCCACGCAGGGAGACCAGCGGTTTCACGGGCGGTACCAGAGGCACCGGCAGCGGCAGAGTTGTTGTCAAGAAGCGCGGTTTCCATGTCCCGCTTAAGCTCCTTGATCGCCTTGGCTCGCTGATACCCAAGGGTGTCATCACGGCCATACCACTGCGCGGCACGGGAGGTGCCGGACACACGGTAGTCCTTTGCGTTGATCTGAACGTAGTTCTGCACCACGGTCACATCGTTAACAGCGGTGGTGCTGTCACCAATGAAGAAACCCTCAGCGCGAGGCGTCCCGCTGGCAGCGGTAAGCTCGTCAACCGGGATCTCAAACAGGGTGTTGTGGACGGTGCCCCGCCCAACGTTTGACATAAAGGGGGTTTCGGTGGGGTCTACGTTGTAGACCGCATCCATGACATCCTCAACCCCTCCACTCATGTCATAGGTTTCATGCAAGTTAGTGTATGCCATTACCGTCTAGCTCCTAGTGGCTTAATGTTTCCGAAGAAGTCGGCAGCATCCTTAGCCTTGACCGGCCCCCTTAGGGCCTTTTCGGCTTGCTGCTCACGTTTGGTCTTGGTTTGCATACCAGAGCCAGCCTTGGCGGTCTTTGGACCTTTTCGCTGAACTAGATTCGGCTTCTGCTTTTGCAGTTCGTTGTAGCGCCACGCATCTCTCAGGACTTTTACCGCCAGCGGGTCATACAGGTTTTCGAGAGCTTCCTGTGAGAACCCAACATCCAGCGCGAACTGATAGACCGCCTTCGCCTCACGCCCTGCGACTTCTTCGTTACCCCAATCGGGGATCAACTCAGGAAGTTTGGCCTTAGCCAACTGCAACTGCCGCTCCATTTCTACCATCTGAATCCGCTCAATCTCACCGCGCTGTGCGTGAATAGCTTGCAGTTGCTTCTGCTGCTGCTCAAAAACAGCCCGTGCCTGATTGTACTCCTGCGGACTAAGCTGGCGACTTAGTTCAGCCCAATTTGGCTCCTGATAGCCAGATGCAAGATAGGACTCTACCTCTTGCAGCCTTGCGTGGAGAGCCTGTGCCATCTCCAAGTTCTGTCGCCGTTCGGCTTCAAACTGGGCTGACCGCTCCTCCAACTGCTTGCGCTGCTCGGCAACTGCCTGTGTCTTGCGTCTGTAGTCGGCGTCCCGGCTGTAACCATGAAGCAGTTCGTTCAGCGTAACCTCAATTTCCTCACCCTGAACCGTTACAAGGAAAGTTTCTGAGGTGTCAGAATCGTCTGATTCATACTCTACTTGGCCGTGCTCTTCCAACTCTACCGCACCTTCCGCAAACTGCGGATCTTCTGCGGGTTCCGGCTCCAAAGCCGGTTCAGCCACCTTGGGGCGCTCCCTAGTGTCGCCAACGACGGGGACCTGACCAAAGATGGACGCGCTTTCGCGCTGGGTTGCCGCTACGATCCCGTTAGGGTTGTCGATTGGCATAATTATTAACCTCTCCTGTTTAGTTTATCCATGGCTCTTTGCCGAATAGCATCGCTATTAGCGGCAGAAGTTAGCCGGGACTTTAGGCGGCGAATCAATCGTTGTTCGCACCATAAATCGTCTCTTTCCGCCGACGATGTAGCGGCACTCCATTCCATAGAAATCTCTTTGAATACTTCTTCGCAAATATATTCAAAGAATTCGTTATCTAATAGTTCTCTTGCGCGTTCACAATGTTCGTGACTAAGCACTAGTGGCCTTTCTTGCCTTGTCAATCTCCAGCTTCTCCCAATCGACATTGAGTTCAGCCGCTCTTAGCGCAAACTCAAGGGCGGTCTTGTCTCGCTCACGGTCATCCTTGAGCGCCTCAATCTGAGCCCTCAAAGCGAGATCCTCGCGTTTCATTTGGATCTCTGCCACAATCATTTCACGCTGCGCCTGTGCCAGTAGCTCTTCCGCAGACGGCTCGTCGTTGGGCGGCAACTGGAAGTCAGGCGGGACAGGGTTCCAGAAGTTAGACACATCACGGAAGCCACTAAGCTCCATAATCCTTGCTTGCGTGTGCCGAATCTGCCCCAGCGTTACAAGCGGGTTGCTAGGTCCAAGCATCTGCATGGCAGCAACCTGTGCCTGTAGCGTCTCGCGCAGAACCATCAGCTTCTGGTCCTCCAAGCCGCTGCCCAGCGCCACATTGATGCTAACGTCCATCTGGGCGTCCCAAAGGCGGGGGTCTACGGGCACCCACGTTCCACGCAGCCGAACCATGCGCTCCATGTCCTGATGCTGAATAATCAGGTGCAGTAGAACGCGCATCAGCCGCCTCATGCCGGTTTCAGCGAGGTTACGGGCCATGACCTCAAGGGTCAACTTGGAACCACGCTCAATCGCGGCTACGGCTGAGGCGGTCATGCTCTGGAGCGCACCAGCGTCAAGTCCAGACGACTGGGCAGAGATCCCGGTGCGCTGCTCCTTGATGCGGTCAAACATATCTAGAACCGGCATCGCCTCACGCCCAACGAACGGCTGGGTGTAGGGCATTACCATTCCGGGAGCATCCATGCGGATAATCCCGCCGGTTTCGTTGTTTAGTGCGTCTTCAAGGTTTACGTGGCCGTCCACGACACCCATGCGAGGGTTGACGGACTGCGCCAGCGAGTCCAGCATACTCCGCATGATTTCAGAGTTGATGCGCTGAAGGTCTTTGGTGCGATCCGCTAGATCGTGGCCAACAAAGGTGTGCGGCTCCGGGTCAACATGGAAGTCCGCAAACGGACGGATATCCCACGGATCGTTCGCCACCACTTCGTGGGCATCGCCAATGCAGCAGACGCGACGAAGCTCGTCAATGCCGTCACCATCGTAGTCAGCATAGACATACGATTCGATGTAAAGAACACGCTCCCGCTCACGCGATCCGCCCGAATCTCTGATCTCAAAACGGTTGCGCTCATGGCGCTCATTGTTCCACGTAAGATCGTCGGCTTTCGTGATGTGGGAGCGCACCATTTCCGGCTCGTACCCCATCGCAATCAACTGGGAGGGGGTCTTCATGCACCGATGCGCCACAAACTGGGCGTCATCCAGCCCCCTAGCGTCCCTAGAGATTAGAAACTCCTCCGGGGGCAGCACTTCAACACAGATTTTGTTGTTAGGAGTGCGCCTACGCACCTCAACATCGAATTCCACGCCCATTTCATCGCCGTCTAGCGCAACAATCTCCAAATTCGGGTCCTGTTGCAGCGACTGAACGGCCAGAATGTTCAGTTTTGTAAACTGATGGGTGGTTACAATTACCGAATCGTCAAAAAACGCCTTGACAATACCAACCTTCTTTGTCAAAGCGTCCTTAAAGGCACTCCAAAGGATGCGATAGCCGGGGTTGTCCTGCATCAGGACGTAATTAGCGTAATCTGTGGCTTGCTCTGCCGCCGGAACGTCTTCCTCCGTTCGTGGCACATACTCCACCACGCGCTCAGAACCCGCAAACACGCGCATCAGCGACGGCATCGCCTGTTGCACGGTGTCGCGAAGGGTAGTCATCACTACCTGAGAGCGACCTTCTTCTTCATTGCCAAACTTATCGCCACGATAGTAGCGGGTAGCCTCTCTACGGTGACTCGCTAACTGCGAATCAGCGTAGTTGACCGCATCGTCAATGTAGGACCTAACTAGCTCATTAAGCTCCGCTGGTTCCATTCCTACACCAGATGCATCCTCAATCTCATCAATGATAGAAGCCATTATGCCCCATTATTCGTGGTTACACACCCTCAAATATTAGGCTTGACTAAATCTAGGGTCAATGATAAAAAAGGCCCCGCCAGCCGGGGGGAGCGGCCAACGGGGCACAGCGCGGGAGAAGGGGGTGGGATCGCCGCGCTAGGGGCGTTGTGGAGGAGATGCACAACGCGACAAGCGGAATATATGTTAAACCAATCTTGGGATCAAGCGCCTTACGGGCTTGCGCCAATCAAACTTTTCGCTACCACTCAGGCGAGCAGCCGTCGAAGCAAACGTGAGCGCCAACGCATCTGCGCGATCCGGGGAGTCGGCACCCCTCTTTTTCATGCCCTGCTTGCTCTCCAGCTTGATCTTGCCGCGATCCGTGTACTCAAAGCGCACCGAAACCAACTCCTCCATCAACTCCTTGTCGTTCGGTAGCCGCACATCGCGCTGTTCCAGCCACGCCTTCATGTTGTACCACAACTCAGACCGCAGATTCAAATGCTGTCCCTTGAGCGAAGGCGATTCAGATACATTGATGCCACGCACAGGTAGACCAAGGCTACGAAGACGATCCACAACACCAGCGCCCACGCCAATAACATCGACCAAAATCTCGCTAGGACGGTACGGACCCAGCGCAGCCTCGTATTCCGCCTCAACCAGACCCGCAAGCTGCATCGTGTCCAACGAGCGCCACGTTTGAATGTTGCCCAGCAAGACATTTCCTTTCCTTTTTGCCAACGCAGACGAGTCCGAACCAAACCGCGCAACATCCAACCCCCACACAACAGGCGAATCCGCAATCTCATCCACATCACGCCCAATCGCAGCCTCAACCAACGACACCGGAATCACCGTGTTCGACTCACCGCGAGGAAATTCACCCAAAACGTGGATGCGGTACGGGTCCGAATCATCACCATACTTGCGCTTCATGCGCCCAATCCATGATTCGCTCACTCGCGAACATTGTTCGCTGCTCACATGGAACGTCTTCCACGATTCCGCCTCAACCGTATGCGACTCGTAAAAGAAACCACTTGTGCGGTTCGGGTTACCCGTCAAAAACAAGCACGTTTTACCACGATTACCCGCCAATGACCCACTCAACGACTCAAACAACGCATCATCCACCGCCGCAGCCTCATCCACCAACACCAAAACGTTTGGCGCATTCATCCCCTGCATCGACTCAGGACTGTCCTTACGCGCCGTCTTGATCGTAATAAAGTTCTCAAACGGCTGGCGAGGATCAAACTTGAACTCGAAACGCTCCGCCTTGATCGTCCAACAATCACGCAACTCTGGCGGCAACGTGTTCACCCACTTCTTGAACTCGGGAATGTACGCATCCTCCAACTGCCCACTACTGGGCGCAGTCACCAACACCCTAGCATCCCGATGCACCATCAAAAACCACATCGACAACCACGCCAACACCGTCGTCTTCCCCACCTGACGCCCAGACCGAATCGTGATCTGCGTCTCACCGTCCGCTACCGCTTGCATTACCTCACATTGCCAGCCATCAGGATCCTCCCCCAATAACGCCCTCACAAACAACACCGGCTCGCGCCTTAGACGCCCCACCATTTCCTCTAGCTGCATTGTTCTAATTTCTCCCGTCTAGAAAACACCGCACAAACACTCACCAAAATGACATCGCCCCACCGGGAAAACACCAAGCCAACTTTTAAACCGTTCTAATTTTTAAAAATTGGGGCGCACATTCGCTACACTAAATGAAGGGGGGGTGGGTGGTATAGTCAAACATGGCGCAATTGCTTGGGTTTAGCCTATTGGGCGCGCCACCTCTCTCTCTGTGCGTGCCTCTTTCTATGTGTGTCCCTTTTTTGGTGTGTGGGCTAGCCCGGCACGACGCACCCCCTTTCTATTTCAGGGGGGGCTCCCGGCTTTCGGGCCCTGTTCGGGTTTTCTTCGGGTTTTCTTCGGGCCTCCCCCCTTCGGGTTTTGTTCGGGGCTTTGGCGGAACGGGCGTTCCGGTGTCAGCTACCGGCAAAGAGGGGCGTAATAGGGCCTACGGCTTGCGAGGGCGGCTCAGGCGTATACATGCCAAGGGTAGCGCGCCCGTGGGCCTTCTGGGGCCCTTCCCGTGCGTGTAGAGGGCATTCCGGCTGGCGTCGGGGGCTAGCCTGTAGTGGCCTGTAGTAGGGCCTGTACCGCTAGCCTACCATGGGTGCCCAGGTATCCTTCCCCCGTCTCTATCGCCTCTATGTGGTGGGTTGTGGCCCCCCGTTCCCATGCGCGGGACCGCAGAAGGGGGCGAACCCCCGAAGGAACCCGCCCCCCCCTTTTTCCCCCACCTCCGGGCTGCGTCTATGTCAGAATTCGCTCGCCCCTCCTGTTGAGTCATTACCAGCCAGCCAGATTTCGTCGTCGTGCAGTTCCGCCCACTCCCCCACGTGGTCAGGGAAGAGGGCGGCAAGTTCGCACTCCACGCCAGTGCCTCGCTGATACGCCCGTGCCTCTGCGCAAGCCGACAGATAGGCGCAGAGTTCCACCAGCATCCCCCCGGCGTCCCCCCAGCCATAGAGATCATCCCCCTCATGCTCCCATTCGGGAGTGTCGATATAGTAGCGCCAGCCGGGTTTCCCTTGGCTATCAGCATCCCCAGAAGGATAGACGGAAAGCCAAGCATCCCCGACAGCAATACCCGGCGTAAGCCGTGGACTAATCTGTACCATAATCCCCCCTCAGTTCTCGTCTGATTGTTTCGAGTGCGAGCCATAGGTGCGTCGGGATAGACGTGGCCCCCCGTTCCCAGTTTGAGACGGTGTTGCCGGTCACGCCCAACTTGGCGGCTAGATCCGCTTGCGTGAGGCAATAGTGACGCCGCCACCTCGCCAGCAGCGTGCCAGCTTCGGCGCTCATGCGGCACCCCCGGCCAGCACCGGGAGTGACAGTCCACGCCGGAACTGGGGGCGGGGCGTGTCACCCTTCCTCGCGCCCTGCCCGTGGGCTAGGATCGCCACGTGGGCACCAGTCATGCCGGAGCAGAGCGAGCAGTCCAGACAGGTTGTGACGGCTCCCGCCTCTTTAGAGGCAGGGCAGGTCATTTCGAAGGGCGCCGGGCTCTCCCCGTCCGCCAGTACCCGGAATGAGCCTACCCCCGCCCCCCGCGCCGCCTCTGCGTCCTCCAAGGTGTCGGCGGACACTTGACACCACCGCAGGACCCCCCGGAGCCGGGGATTGGCGGCTTGATGCGTATACCCCGTCCACCCCGCGGCGTGCGCGAGCAGGGCCGACCAAACTGGGACGGGGACTGCGGCAGGATCACCATAGGAGCCCAAACGTACCTTGCGACCCTCCAGTGACTCCCCCAGCGCCTCAGGGGAGATGGCAGGGACGTTGCCTCGTGCCCACGACCTATAGATCCCTAGGGGCGCCTGAAAAACTCTGACATAGCAGGATCGGGCGGCATATCTGGTAGCGTACTCACCTCGCTTGTAAGAAGCCGCGCCCCGGTGCTTACAGGCACCGCAGATAGAGACGTCAGCACCGGCGTTGATGGCTTCTAAGGGATCCATATCGGCGCGTAGGATGTACGTCTGTACCATCGCTCCAGTTTTCGCGTTGGCGCGGCCCTTAGGTGAGATACCAGTGACCAAAAGGACTAGGGGCGCTCCGTCAATCTCAGAGGGTCCCCGCCAGATCTCGAAGGTGTTGGCGGCCATATCTAGTCTCCTGATAGCGTTAGAGGCAAAAAACTGCGACAGCGAATCCCCAGATGCCCAGCACCATTGCCAGAGACGCGGCTCCCATGGCGAGGAGGGCACGTGCCTCAGTGACCATGTGGGCGGGTAGTGGACGGCGGATCATAGTGGCTCTCCTGTTAGGCGTCAGTGTCGTCGAATTCGCATCCACAATCGTCGCAAAGGTGCGTCTCCAAGTGGTTCAGGTCATCCCAAGCCAAGGCCTCACCTCGCCATTCAAGCCGAACCCCGTTTTTGCCGGAGGGGCGGAGGACGATCCACCCAGATTGTACGAGGGCGGCTAGATCGAGGTGGATCTTCCGGGAGCCGCAGTGTGGGCATCGTCTCATGGTGGATCTCCTTTCTGTGCGGGACTCTTCAGTGGGCTCTCGTTAGCCCAGAGGCCCCAAGGGGCCTTTCGTCCAAGGGGTCAGTCAAGCTCCTCCACGATGTAGTATCTAGCGTCGGCGGTGTATAAACGGGCCTCCAGTAGGAGACCCTCCGCCCTATACAAGCTATCCTTCGCACTCTGGGACAGGGGGTCTATGACGCTGAGCTTTATAAGCTGACGGTAGGCGTTGTAAATAATCGAATCTATGGCGTCGAGCTTCTCAGCGGTGGCGTTGCTCATGTCAGGCTCCTGAAGCGGGATTCCGAAGTGATGCAGAACGTGCGAGGCCAGACGGTGGCGGTAATGGTCGCTGGCGTTTCGCACCGGGGCGTTGACAAAGAATAGCGCAAGTTCCACGGCGTCCTTCTCACTCTCACCGTAAAGCACGAGATCCCCGTTGTTTTCGGGGTAGTCCCCCAGGTAGATGCCGAAGGAGGTGCAGTTCTGCGCGTAGACGTACACGGGGTTGTGGGTGGCGTTGCTCATTTGGGTCTCCTTTCGAGAGGGGTTGGGTTAGGTGCTATCAGGCAGCTAGCGAATGGGCCTCAGGGTGTCAACCCCCTTAGGAGTGACCCTCCCTACGCGATACGGTCCCCGCGCCCTTTATCGCGGGTATAATCGCCGCGAGAGAAAAGAAACCCCGACGCGAGACATGGCGCACCGCATCGGAGAACAAACCAGCATCAAAGTGCTCTGTGATGAGGGCGTACTCACCATCGGCCCAGTCCAACTTCAGGCTCCAGTACTCCGCAACAATCATGCGAGCGATTTGCTCAGACTCAGGGTCTAGGGTGGCGTTGCTCATTTGGGTCTCCTTTCGAGAGGTGTGGTGAACGTGCTCCAAATTATTGTGAATTTTTTCTTGTCAATACCGAATAAACCCCGAAAGCCCCACGCTGTTACAATACTGTTACAA